TGATTTAGACCAGCCAATAGATGTAATAGATAGAACCAGGGAAATCTATAGAGATAAGTTTGGACGAGGTTTTAGAAGTAGTGGTGCTCAACAACCGGCTAGACAACCAGTTCAACAACCGGCTAGTCAACCAGTTCAACAACCGGCTAGTCAACCAGTTCAACAACCGGCTAGTCAAGAAATACAAGAGTTGGTTCAAGAGCCAGATGAACAACCAGTTCAAACGGAAGTTTCAGACCCATACACAAGAAGAGGTCAAACAACTACACCAAATAGAACTGCTGAAATGCAAACACTAGGTGTGCCACAACCAGTTCAACAACCAGTTCAACAACCAGTTCAACAACCAAATGAACAAGCAGTTCAACAACCAAATGAACAAGCAGAAGCCCTAGCAAAAGAACGTTTTTCTATGCCACAAACTTATGCTCAAATAGGTAGTGCATCTGAAAATTTAATACCACCCATATATATGGGTACAGGAGGTACTTCACCCATAACTGAAGCATTGGACAGAATAGAAACAGAAAGACTGTTTAAAGAACATTTAGCACAACTTGCTGCTGAAGATGAGCTTCAGTTTCAACCATATACTGTAGAAAACCTAACAGATGTAGACCTAACAGATGATTTTCAGTTTCAAGCACAAGCAGAACCTAGTGAAGTAAACGTTCAGCCATCTACTTCAGAAGTTGTAGATCCATATGTTAGACCAGAATACGGTTTAAAACCAGTTCCTACTGAGATTGGAGATAAGTTAAGAGAAATTTATCCTACTCCATCACCAACACCAATACCACAACAACTTCAAAGACTTGACCGTATACCTCTTTTTAATAGAAAACAATCAGTAACGGAACAGCCACTAACAGCATCTAAATTAGTTAGTCAAGCATTTGATGAAGTGCGCAATCTAAGTACAAAAGACAAACAAAGAGTGGCTCTTAAACTTTTACAAGATGCTAAGAATCAGTTTGGAGTAACAAGTAAAGAATATAAGAAAGCCAAAACTGTAATCTTAAAAGAACTAGCCAAGGCTATTGATCCAAAAAAAGCACAACAGATGCAAAAGGTTAAGAAGTTACAAGAAAACAATCCTTCTCAATACTTTAAAATGGGCGACAATATCAATGGACTTTCCAAAGATACAAAAATGTTAGTTCAAAGTTTGTTTGCAGTAAATAATGATACCAAGTTGTCTGAGATAGAAAGCTTATATCAAAATGCAGAACAACAAATAAAAATGCGTGTTGAAGATAAAAGACAAAAAAAGAAAGCATTAGAAATGTTAGAGTTAATGTATTTAGCAGTAATCCAAGACAACAGGTAAACAGATGGCTAAACCTACTCCTCGCGAACTAGAGATTTATTTTCAAACAGAAATTAAATCAATGGAAGATTACGAAAAAGCATTAGAAAGAATCTCAACTCAACAAGAGATGGGTATAATGGATGCCTATCTTGATAAGATTCCTTCAGAAATAGATGCTCAAATAGCAGTCCAGGTTAATCCAACATCTACTCCTGAACAAGTTAAAACTGATTTATATGACATTGACAAATTGCAAGGTCAAGGCCAGATGTCTGTGTATGGTGGGTTTGCAGATAGGGCAGTAGATGCTTCCCCTTCATTTGAAGCAGAAAGTGCAATGAGTGATAAAGAGATAATTGCAACATCTTTATTTCGACAACAAAGTATTGGTGAACAAAGAGCACAGTTAGAAAAACCATCAACAATAAACTATCGCGCAACTTTTCTTCAAAAGATGCAAGATCATTTCGAACCATTGTCAGAAAGTGAAAAGACTGCTCAAATTGTTGCAGCACTTGGGATGTACGATAATGTACGATACAACAATCCAGACTTGTCAAATATAGATGTATACAATGAAACCATTAAAGAGTTAAATAGTTTATACAACAATGAAGTAGAGTATTTATCAGCCTTAGAAGCAGACCCTAGACTTAAACAAAAATATGGTGAGGGGACTGTACCAGAGTTGTTAGCAAATGCTATGGACTTCCAAAATACAGTTGGTCAAGACATACCGATGTATACAGAAGCACAACTTGTATATTTACAAGAAGCACAGAAAGCAAAGTACGACCCAGAAGTCAAAAAGCGTAAAGAGTTTATAAAAAGTAAAAACACTTATAAAACTGCAAAAGCCTATAGTGTACAGTTAGATGATGGCAACTATATGTATGTTCCAGTTCAAGCTTTTAATTACATTAGAGATAATCCAAGTGGTGGTGTAGTATATGATGTAGATACAGACTTTCAGATTCTAACTGCAATGAGAGAAGGACAAGAGTATGGCAGTAATCCTAAAGTTATAAAACAACGTGGCCCACAAGATCCATTTACTGTTGATTTACATTCAAATCTAACTGCACAAAATGCAGTTGCTCGTGTAACTGCTTATGAAGAACGTGGTAATCCTAACTGGTATGAGTCATTAGAAAAGAGAAAGAAAGTTTTAGAAAACATATCTGACTTTGATAAGTACGGTGCTTTTGTTGATCAAACTGCAACTGGAGGAACAGCAGAAACTACTCTTTCTTGGGTACTAAGATCAAGTATGTCTCCATTGGCTCCAGTAGCAGCACTTGGAACAACAGGAATGAACTATGTTGGTAATACTGTTATTGGTGTTGGTGCTGAAGGATTAGAAACTTTAGGTGTAATACCAGAAGCAGACTACATAGACCCAATGTATACTGATCGTCTTAGAGAAGAAGCACGACCACCGTTGTATCAAGGGTATGGGCAAGTAGGTGCTATTGCTGATAACATTGCTCGTTTTAAAGGTTTTACTGGGGAAGGTATAGACATAGCCGAGCAGATGAATCTAGAGGGTGTACAGAAGTGGGGTACTATAGGAGGTTATTTTATAACAGATATATTTGACCCATCTTTCGATGTAGCATCTGGTACAGTTCAAGGTATTAACCAATATCAGAAATCAATAAGAACACATAGATTGATACATAGTGCTGGTGGATATGACCAAGCATTAAAGGTAGCAACCAATGCATTTCTTGAAGAACAACCAACAGTAACAGCAGCCCAGGTAATAAGTAAAAGATTCGGTTCTAATAAAATACCAAAAGATGCTCGGTCTTCTGATGTTTTAATGACAATGTCGGATAATGTTGCCCGTAATCTAAATGCAGAACGATTGGCAAGACAAGGTGTGGACTTAGACGAACTTTCAAGATTGGGTTTTGACGATACAGAATATGTAAATCTAGTGCGTAAAAGCAACGAGCCATATGACGTTGCAGTACAGAATAGTTCTACTAAGTTTCGTAGTAAACTAAGACAAGATCCTAAAACAAACGAGATGTTGAAGTCGTATGATGAAAGTCAAAAGTTGCTTGAAAAAACTGTTCAGTCAGCGCGTAAGAAAGGTTTAAATAGGTCTTTAAAAGAACTTGATACAGTTGATACCTTGGCTGATAAACAGGCTATAAAACTTGCTTTAAAACAATCTGTTGATGAAGCAGAACAGTTGACTTCTGTACAACTGTTGGAAAACACACAAAGAAAAATAGATGCCATATATGGTCGAGCAATGACGTATGAGATTGCACCAAACGTTAAGGCATTAAACAAAGCGTCTTGGATGACTCCGAATACAATTGTTGAAAGAAGTAGAATACCAAAGATTATAGCCAAAGCAGCACAAACTAAGGTTGGAAAGGGTATTGCTCCAGTTGGTAATTTAGGCGACGAAGCAATGGTAATGCGATTACGTCCAGCAACAGAAGAAGCAGCAACTACAACAGATGTGTTGGGTAAGGCTGCTCGTATTGTAGATGAATATGAGACTGCCTTTGACTTAACAACATTGACAAATAAAGAAATTGTAGATTTACAAAATGCTGTAGATAGTTTACAAATCAGCAAAGGATTGCGTACTCGATTAACAAAGGACATACAAGATCGTATTATTTCCTTAAATGATTACAACAATATTGTTCATCTAAATACAGATGCTGTTGCCAGGTTTGATACTCAAGCAGCCACCATTGCAGATATAAACAGATTACAATCAGACAATCGAGTTCGTTTACTAGAGGGATCTGGAAGTGTAAATAGAGAAATCAACTTTGCACAATCAACACAAGAGTTTATAGATAAAACGTTTTCTAGAAAAGCATACAAAGATCGTCAGCAATTAGCAAAACAAATGAACAATCCTGTATTGCCTACTCAGAGTACCTTACAGTTTGAACAACAACGATTGTTGTCAGAGTTTAATGCAGAAATGGGGACCTTTGCTATACGTTCTGAGGAACTGTTTAAAGAGCTAACAAACAACACTAAGCAGATTGTGTCTAAATACATTGATCCAACAGATACACCATTGGCAAGTGAAGAAGTTTTAAGTTTGATGATTGTAGGTGAACGTCAATCTAGTGAAGTAGGTAAGTTAAACCAACAGTTGCATGTTGTAAATTCTAGTCGTTTCTTAATAGACAATCTTTTTATATCCAAAGCAACAGTTGTCAATCCAAAGTACAGTCAAGCTGATAAGGTTTTGGGTATAGACGAATTGTATAAAACGAACCTGTGGAATGGTCATGGTAAACTTTATGTTGAGCAACAACTTCAGAAACTCAGTCAAGTAATCCAAGACCAGCCATTGTCATACTGGAGTGAGTTACAAAAAGTTGTAGATGATTTAAACGATGCGATACAAAGCCCAACCAATAGAACAAGACCAGTAGAGATACAAACAGAAAAAGGAATTGAAACTATAGATGCTGCAATAGTTGGCAATCAATATACTGCAAAAAATGTAAAACCAGTAACATCGGAAGTGCTAAATCAAAAGATAGGTAATCTTGGTTTGCCAACATATTATGTTGCTGAATCAGATCGTGTTGTTGCAAAACTTTTAAATAAGAAGTTTGCAAGTGAGTTTGTTCAACTGAATGTTAAAGAGTTGTTTCCAGATGTGGCAATAAGCCAAAGTGCTTTTGAAGACCTGGTAAAAACAACAACTGCTGAGTTGTACACAACCGGTAAAGTTTCAAACAATACATACAATATATCTGACCAAATGATTAAGGCAGATTTAGAAGAAGCACTTGGTATCAATGCAAAAAACTTTGAAACAGTGTTGATGAAAAATATAAAAGAACGATTGTCAAAACGAAACAAGATTAACAAAGTAGAAAACACATCTATACGAAAAGAAGTAAATAGATTAGTAAAAGAAAAGAACAAGCGTTCTCTTCAAGTTATTAAAGACAATGCTACAAGACAAAGCAAACCAATAACAGATCAAATAACATTAGAAAAAGCCAATGTACAAGAACAAGTTACAGCACAGTTAAAAGCAACTACCAAACAAATACCTTTGGTAGAAAGAAGAAGTCCTCAAGTAAACAAACTGTTTGCAGAAAAGAAAGCATTGATGGATAAGAATAAGGCTAACCTTGAAAAGGCAAAAAAACTAAGCGATTCTAATGCAGAGTTAAAACAGAACAAAGCAAAAATGATTGCTGTAGTTAATAAAGAAAAAGAAATTATAGTACAACTACATAAAGCCAAAATTGATAAAATAAAATTGGTAAAAGGAGAAGAAGGTTTACGTTCAGCCAGAATGAATCAAATTATAAAAAGAGCAGAAGCAAAGAAAGAAAGTTTGCTTAAACAAGTTGATGATAAGTACAAGCCAGAACTAGATAAGATTGCAGACCGAAAGCAAGCAAATAAAGATGCTTTAATAGAATCTCAAAAAGCGTATAAACAAAGTCTTTTAGATACAGAGTTAAAGCCCATAACAACTAAGGCTGACCTTAAAGAGTTACAAAAAACGTTAAACAAAATAAAAGAATCAATACCTTCTGAGAAAAAAACACTTGAACAATATGATTTACTTAGACAGGCACGTTTTGTAAAATCAGTCTTGAAAGACAAAGAAAGCATCGAGTTGGTTGAACAAATAGAAAAAGTCATCCAGAAGTACTCTGGAGAGAATGATCCTACTTTAGTTATTAGAGATAAACTTGTAGAGCATGCTCAACTTGTTTTACGAAACAACGACTTGTCCCCAACATTTAGTCGTACAACTTTTGCTGACTTGATGGAAAATCTAGATGATTTGGCTGCAAATGCTGAGTATGCAAAACTAATCTTGGGTAAAAACAATTATGCTCAAATGTCAGCCAAACTATCTGGAAATAGCCAGGCTTATAAACAAAGCATAATGGCTGCCATAATAGATACTCCAGAATCCTACGCACTTATAAAGAAAAGTTTAGACTTACTAAATCAAGGTTTGTATGTGTTCTTGCTTGGAGTTAGACCAGCTTCACATGTAAGAAATATAATTACAGCACCAACAATTGTGTATCAGACTACGGGGCAGTTGTTAAAGACCAGCGATATATCAAGAGGTATGGGAGTGGTTAGATATGGTCAATCTGTGAATAGTGCAAAGTATGGACAAATCGCATTGAAAACTAAATCTGGACAAATATATACATATGGAGATTTGTTTAAGATTCTACAAAAGAGTGGTGTTAGAAATCAGTTTCAGTTTATTCGTACTCAACTGAAGGATGGAAGTCAGTTTGTAAAAGAACTTAACCGGATGCAATCAAAACACCTTAGTGATAGGGTAGTAAGTTTCCTTTCTGGGTTAAACAAGATCCTGGTTGACAAACCATTATACCTTCAAACATTAGAAGATTATGTGTTTCGTAGTGCTGTGTTAACTAAGGCACTAGAAGAAGGTAGGTCTGTACAAGAATCGGCAGCATTGGCTCGAAGAAGTATGTTTGATTATTCAGATATGCCAGAAGATTGGAATAGGGTTGCTCGTACTATATTGGTGTTTAGTAGTTTTACAGCTCAAAATGTACTGGAAGGTATGAAGGCATTGTCCAATCCAACCAAACTAATTCGATATGCAAAAATGTTACGAGCAGTAAAAAGTACAAACGCAGTTCTTCGATCAATGAATGACGATAAGCAGTTGCCATATCAAATGTATTTCCCTGTGTTTGCCCAAAATAGAGTTGTATATGAGTTAAACCAATATGAGAATAATGTTGCGTTTGCAATGGCTCCACCTATTCCAGCTATAGACAGTATAGAAGTTATTGTTAGTCTGATTATCGGAACGTTAAATGGTCCTTTGGATTTACAGGCAAAAGACAATATTCCTTTTCAAGTTGTATATAACTTAATAATGCCGATACTAAAAGAAATGTTGCCATTCGAACGCAAGTACGAAAGTGGTAAAACAAAGCCAGAGATTGTATCTTGGTTTTCTGCTTCTCATGGTACATCAAACCCAAGTGAAATTGCTGCGATAATTGAAAGACACGCTGGTGGTCGTGTATATCCACGTCCGGCTAAACTAAATGAAAAGGGTGCTGTCAATGGATACATTTACCCATTGGACAAACAACAACGAAAGAAGTTGTACCATAAAACCCTATGGATGGCAATGCAACAGATTGGTTTAACAGCACAGTTTCAAGACTACATGCGTTTGTTTTTTCCAGAGGGAACAACTCAAGGCTCGTTAGATGTTGCACAAAGAGTCGGTGTATATTCTGGATTATTTAGTGTGTCTACAGCAATGGATAAGGATGCACAACAGGAACGCAATATTCGTTTAATGATTTCAGAAATGAACAGAATAAAAAAGGCAGCAGACAATGCTACTGAATCTGCTATATATAGAGATAGTTATTTAATCCCATCAGACGAAGGAGAAGAAGATGGCAAAGACAGGTAATTTTAATCATTCCAGCACCAACACTACAACAGTAACAGGAGTTACATCTACGTTTGATGTTGCTCGTGTACATAAGCACACTCTATTGCCAACAGACCCACTATCAAGTGCAAAGTTTGTAAACACAATAAATGGTATCTATGTACGAATCAACAGTCTTACTGGTGGTGGTACTACGTTATGGTGTAAGGGTACATTTGATGCTGCTGGTGATGATGTTTGGTTTCCAGATACAGAAGGAACTTTGGCAACAGGAGTAACAACTGCTACCAAAGGTGCTGCTGTATTTGAGTTTAAGCTTCCAGTACATATTGAAGTAGGCAGTGACGTGTATCTGTTCTTCAAGATGATGACAGGTAGTTGCGTAGTGGACAAGACCACGATTACGTGGAGTGAATAATGCCAGTCGCATCCCCATTTGAATCGGGTGGGGGTGGAACTGTCAATCTAGAGTATGAGGATATATCCACACAGACAGATGGTTCTACCCAAAGTTTCACAGTTAGTCAGGCCTACCAAACCGGAACATTACAGGTATATTGGAATGGACTACTACAGTTGTTTTCGGACATTGTAGAAACGTCATCGAGAACTTTTACAACCTCATTTACACCCGAAGATAACGACAACTTAGTCGTCATCTACATTATTTAGGAGCCTATCATGGCAGTACAAATTGGCAAAGAGCAGATTAAAAACAATGCAGTGGATTCAACCAAACTGGATGGTTCGTCGAACTATTCATTTTCTGGGCAAATGCGATACACTGGTTCAGATGCTAGCACACAATCACTTGCAACACGTGGATACGTAGATTCAGTTGCTGCTGGTCTTGACCCCAAACAGTCTTGTAAAGTAACAACAACTGGAAACATCACATTGAGTGGAACTCAAACTATTGATGGTGTATCGGTTAGTGCTGGGGACAGAATTTTAGCCAAGGACCAAACAACTGCATCAGAAAACGGAATCTACATCTGCAGTGCTGATGCTTGGACTCGTTCAACAGACATGGCAGTTGGTAGTGATGCTGCTGGTAATAATATGTTTATTGAGGAAGGTACTGTTAATGCAGACCTATCTTTTGTTTGTGTAAGCAATAAAGGTTCTGCTGTAGTTGGCACTAATGATTTGGAATTCAGCATTTACTCAAGACAGTCGGATACAGAAGCTGGTGCTGCATTGAGCAAGACTGGTAATCGTCTTGATGTTGAGGTCGATGATTCTACAATTGAAGTATCATCAGATGCACTTCAGTTGAAAGATGCTGGTATCACCAATGCAAAGATTGCTGATGGTACAATCTCCAATGGTAAGTTGGCGAACAGTTCAATCAGTGGAGTACAACTTGGTGGAAACTTGGCTGCTTTGTCTGCTGGTTCTACTGGTGGTATCGTAATGACCAGTTACAACGGTTCTAGTGCTGTTGCTGACATCTCTATCAATCTTGATGGTGGTTCACTTGCTACTTCATCCAGTGGATTGAAAGTTGATACCAATGGTATCGCAACCTTGATGATTCAAGACGATGCTATTACTTCAGCAAAACTTGCTGATGGTTCAGTATTGACAGCGACTCTTGCTGACTTAGCAGTAACTGATGCCAAACTTGCAGCAAATGCTGTTGTCACAACAAAGATCAATGATGGTGCTGTAACTACAGCAAAGATAGCAGCAGATGCTATTGATGCCAGTAAGATTGCTGATGCTGCAGTACAACGTGAGCACTTGAACTCTAATGTTGTTAATGCTGCTGGTGCTGTTGTATTAGATGGAACTAACAACGACTTGAAAGTTGCTGTTGATGGTTCATCTATTGAGATCAACTCTAATGCTCTTCGTGTTAAGGCTGGTGGTATTGCTACTGCAATGGTGGCTGATGATGCTATCACTCAAGCTAAGATTGCCGATGCTGCTGTTGGTGGATCACAACTTGAAGATGGTTCAGTTTCTGGACAGAAGGTAGTTGATTCTACTTTGGCATCTGCCAAGTTGAACTTCGTTGCTTCTTACGAAACATTGTCTGCTGGTGATGGAACTGCTACCACATTCGATACAAGTGCTGCTGCTGACTCTAACATGCTTGGTGGTGCTATTGTATTCCGTAATGGTTTGGCAATGGGCTTGGTACAATCTTCTCCATCTGGACAAGACCAGTACACATTGTCTGCTACAGGTGGGGCTGGTGGAAATGCTCGCGTAACATTCGGAACTGCTCCGAACAGTGGCGATCAAATTACCATCATGTACTTCTCTTTGTAATGTTGTTGATTGGGGGGTGTCTGTCATGGGCATCCCCTTTTTTCTAGGGGGTCGCAATGGAAACAGAACTGATGCAACTACTGATGAGTGGTGGAGCAAATGTTGCTTTTGGTATATTTCTGTATAAACAGAATCAAGACTTGCAGAAGCGAGCAGATGAACGTGAGCGTAAAGCAGAAGAAAAGGAAACTGCATTGAGAGCACGATACGATAAAGTGATTGATGACATGCAAGTGCGTGAAGCAGACATTCGAGAAACTATTGTACAGGAAATGACAGACCTGGACAAAAGAATGTCCTTACTTGAGCAAAGCATGACTATATTAAGTACAATGATTAGTGAGATTAAAGCATCTTTACTGAGAGTAGACAATGCCAACTAAGCGCACTCCTTCTAAGGGCAAACGTTTTGTTAAAGTGGTTAAGAATAAAAAGACTGGTCGCACAAAGAAGGTGTCCTATGGGCAAGCCGGCAAGTCAAAGAGTGGCAAAGATCGTATACAGGCTGGCACAAAAAAAGGTGACTCGTACTGTGCTAGGTCAGCCGGTATCAAGAAGCGATTGTCAGCCAAAAAACGAAACGACCCAAACACTCCAAACAATCTGTCACGAAAGAAATGGCGATGCCGGGGTAAGAAAAGCATGCGTTAAAGTTGTGCTTGGGATATACTTATATTGATAGGAGAATACTATGAATAATGAATTACTAAAACTTACTCCAGAACTGGTCTTGTTTGTTAAGAAGTTGATTCAACACTCACGTGGTGGATTAACCAAAGACGAACGACAGGAACTTGCAGCCGACTTGATCAACTTGTTGTACAAGGTATTGAAAGAGCTGGTTGATACTGAGACTGAAGAATAGAGAACACCATTCTAACTCTTGACCCTAGAGCCGGCCAGCACTAGGGTCTTTTCCTTTTTTTGTGCCAGCGTTCTTCAATCATAATCATTTCGGGCAACGTAACAACTGCTTCAAACATTATTTGTTTTGGGCTTCTATCCTCAATCATTGAAATGACAGCGACTATGGCTATCAGATTGCTCATGCGTGGTTCGTGGTCAGCACGTAGATACGCTTCAATACTTCCAACACTTAGACCACTGCGCTCTGCCAAGATCTCTTTGTGCAGTGCATTCCGGTTCATTACTTTGTTTAACCACTTGCTGAATCCTAACACCAGCACCTCCACTAATAGAAAAGGGTAGGGAACCACCCCTACCCAAACCTACCATGTATACGAAGTACAGGTAGGGGTATTATAACATGTTTTTATTTGTTGTCGAGTTTGTCTTGGTGCTGGGCATACACAAGTTCTGACCACATAACGTATGCCTGTGCCCAGTTGTCGGGGTACAAGTACTTGCAGAATGGCAACAACTGTACGATTGTAGGTAGTTGCTTGCCTTGTTGCCATCGACAGATGGTATCTCTGTGGCATCCGATGCTTCGTGCCAACTCAGATTTATTGACAGATGATAGTGTTTCTTTCAATTCAGTTGCGAACATAACGTTCTCCTAGTATGTTTGATTTGATTATTTGTTGTCCGACCCATTCAGCGCACTGTGGGACGACTGCGTTTCCGAGTGATTTAAGTCTGTCCACCCGATTGGGAACCCCATCATTTCTTCTACGAACAGGGGATTGAGTTGGAAATCCTTGCCAGTAGTTTTGTTGAGTCCGTTCATCTTGGCAGCTTCCACATTTAGACTTCCGTTCCTGTCCCACTGACTCGCTCCAGATGGGTTGTTCTTGGATTCGTTGACTGTTGGTGTTGGCAGTAGACTTTGCTTCTGAAGTTGCTCGTATATCACTACAGTCAAGTCCGGTCCTCGTGTACCTGTCACTGGGTGTTCTGCTGGTGCTCTTGGTCGCAGACACTTGTGTGTTTGTGCTGCTAATGGGGTAGGCAACGCAGAACCACCTACGTCTAAGGTGGGGTGCTCCGCATTGTTTAGCAGATATAATCGTCCACTGACAGTCATACCCGATTTGGGCAAGGCTTCCAACGACTGCTGAAAGTCCTCGAATAGTGATTGCTGGGACGTTTTCCATGACGACAACACTGGGTCGTAACTCGTTGATAATACGGTGGAACTCCCACCAAAGACCCGAACGCTTTCCATTTAATCCTTCTCCTTTTCCGGCTATTGAAATGTCTTGACATGGGAATCCACCACACAGTATGTCGACAGGTTCCAAGTTGTGTGCGCCAACTGTGCGTACATCATCGTATCGTTTTGCGTTAGACCAATGTCGCTCCAAAACAGAACGACAGAATGATTCTTTCTCTACTTGCCAGGCTGTTTGAAGTTGACCTTTGAAAGCGCGTTCCAGCCCCAACTCCAGCCCACCGATGCCTGAGAACAAACTACCCATCCTTAGCATCATCGCCCCCAAACTCTTTGTCCCATTCGGTTTTAATCTTGGATGCCAATGCACCCAGATGCTTACACATGGAGCCACGATACTGATGATCGGGACATGAGCATGTATACCCATTCTCATCAATCACACAGGTCCATCGTGGTGTGTGCCCAACCATGCTACCATCCGATAGCATGTTGGTCTTGAGTTCTTTCTGCACATTGTCTACTCTGTCATCATCAAAGAAGCCCTTGAGTTTCCAATGCTCTGTGATGTGCTCAATGGTTTCACTGATTTTCATGGTCCACTCCCCAGTTCTTATCAATCCACAGCATGATTGCATCTAGGTTGACGTGCTCATAGAACTTGATTTCGGGATGATAGATGGTCACATGGAAGTAGCAGTTGTTCTGAAGGTCAGACTCTACGTACAACAGGTGATGATGCTCTACAGACTGTCGCGCATAGTATGGGTGCATCCATCCACGTTCACCTGTGAAGTTTGGTGGTGTGGTGTCGGGACAGTATACCCATCCGTAGTCACGTAGAATCTGGCTGATCTCGTCAATCTTAACACGTAGATTTGCCCAGCTGTGTATGTTGGATTCCCCAAATGGTTTGAGTTGTAGACTGTGCCAGTGCTCTAACAGTTTGTCGATGTTGCGTGTTTCGTTCTGAGCCACGAGCATAGCAAACGTTTTCTCTAGAGTCGCTCTAGTAGAGTTGTTGCTGGTTT